GTAAAAAATAGATTCGAATTACAAGGGATTTGCGCAGATGAATCTACTCGTCCACGCGTGGTTGTTATGTGTAGCAACAAAAGAAGATACGATGATGGAGTTGAATTTCTAAACGTGATTGACAAAAATATAATCAACATTGTTAGAGCATTTGCATATTATGATGAATTGCATAAATATATTACGGATTCACTTCGTGAGCAAATCGAACAAATTCATAATTTGGATATTGTATGGGGTATTACTGCGTTATCTGCATCACCCGACCGAATTTGGGAATCAACTGGGTTTTGGTCTAAAATAAAACTTATCGATTTAGATGATTTATCCGACTTAAATTATGTCGGACACGATGATATGATATTTAATTGTAATGATGATTTCTTTGAAACTCCTTATATTCGTCCGCGTCCATTTGATTTTGACGAATTGGATCGACAGACGATTGGGTTTATAAATAATGTTCTAATGAAATATCCCGAAATTTTGGGAGATAATACACGGTCATTTATTCCAGCACATATTCGTCGCAAAGGTCATAATGAAGTACGGGATTTGGTATTTCGTATCAATCCGAGCGCGGTTGTGGTTGTTATAAATGGAGTTGAAAAAACTCTTCAATATAAAGATTGCGGAAATACAAAAACATTGCCATTAACATCCGCAGGCGAAGAAGAAGTGTGCGAAACAATTTCCCGATTGGTATTACGACATAATTTACAACACCGTCCACTTGTAATTACTGGTTTATTATGCGTTGGCATGGGTCAAACATTAACTCATAAATCAATGGGTTCATTTACATCTGCTATATTTGGACACTTGGACCTTACAAATGATGAAATATATCAACTATTTGGAAGAATAACAGGCAGAATGAAAGATTGGGCAAAATATATACAAACGCAAGTATATTGTCCAACTGTTATAATGAACCGTTGTGTGGTTATGGAAAAATGCGCAAGAAACATGGCACGTGAGCATAATGGAGATATTGTTTCTCAAGCAGAATATAGAGAACCTATGCACGAAATGGGCGAAGTTGGTCAATCTGCGATTGACAATATCCGCATTCCAAAGGAAAAAAAACAAAAGACGAAAGTGGTGGATGAATGTACAACTGTTCCAATTGTGTTCAAAGTTACGTCAGAAGAATATTCAACTATATGCAAAATTGGCAGGGCGTGGGACGCCGAGTCGGTATTTAATGTTATAAATAATTACGATTCTGAATTAGTAACACGCATTCGACCACTAAATCAAATACAAATAACTCAAAGTATAAAAGAAAATCCGACTTATAAAAAAAGAATTATTGACTTCGTAAATGCAGCAGCAAAAGAAAAACCATATACTATGGGAACTGGTAATCAAGTCACGACAGATTCATATCAAATATTTCTGGATAAACTTCAACACCGAATAATTGTTAGCATTTACTACGGAAGTCGACATTAACTATTTAGCCCTTTTTTATACGTGTAAAAATACTTATACGACTTGATTGACGTAAAATCATTTTTCTCCATCAAACATATTATAATATTTCAGATTATCCAGAAATGGCATCAAACATATTATAATATTTCAAGGTCTTTTAACCTCCAGTATTCAACTCCACCGTTAGGCAGCGGTCGCTTAATAATAAATGGTATTTTTTTCGCTTCAAACTCTTTGAGCGCAATTAAATATGAATCAATCATTGAATCTTCCACCGTTACAAATATTTTGGCACCCGCATTTATTTGCTGGGTACGCTCGCCGATGCACCGCGCCTTTTCATATTTCGTTATAAAAGGCAACGTGCGATGCAGAGGGTCGATTATTTCACCGTGTTCATTTCTAACAACACGCGCCAATGCATTTACTTCGTCGTTATTGTGCATTACTAATTCAGGGTGATGGTCGGCAATCACGTTATTTTTTATTGATTCGTCGAATTTCTGCAGGTAGTTTTCGTCTTCTTCTTCTTCGTCTTCTTCTTCTAAATTGCCGTACATTGAAGCGGGGAGAGTTTCAGCGACGGGTTCATCGTCGGTTTCTTCATCGCTTTCGATTTCGTCCACTTCGCTGTCGGAATCTTCCGCCTTTGGTTTTTTTTCAACTGACTCGTCGTCACTTTCACTTTCGTAATCTTCAATATCTGACATTCTATTATATATTATCATATTTCTAAATGTTTTCTAAATCAATTTTTTGCGTCGTCTGTTTTCCACGCAATATCGCATTCTGCGCAAATATAAATATATTTTAAATTGTCGTCGTCGTATCGCATATAAATGACTTCGGATGGCACTGCATCGGTATTGGTTTTGCACGTCGGACTTGGACATTTCATATTGTGGATTCGCGGAAGTGTGGGGTCGAGTTTCGTATATTGATTTATAATATGATTGAATTTCTGCTCGCCTTTTTTCAACTGCGTTGATAATACGCAGACGCCTTCGGTTGAATCGTCTTTATGTCCACAATTACGACAATAATACGTCAATTGATTTTCATCTTTCTCGTCGATGGCAATGTAATACATGTTATCGCAATTTGAACAGAACTTCATTATAATTAACATCTATTTGTTTCTTTAATCCTTTTTCAATTTTTTGATTTTCTTCTTGACTTTCTTGACTTTCTTTTTGAACCGCCTAACAACCCCCACAAGTTATACACGGATGGTGGTTTAGGCGTGGTTGGCTGGGTTGATGGGGGTGGCTGTGTTGGCTGGGTTGGTGGGGGTGTTTGGGGTTCTTGAAATGGGAACATACCTCCTCTGCGTTTTTGCGTTCTTCGTTTTGCCATATAATACCGCTACATAAATATTATTTTTAAACTCTAAATAATTGAAAAAATACGATTCACACCATAATGCTCTTAAACTCAAAATAACGACTCGAGTTTGAACGCACAAACATAAAAAATTGATTTAATTAACCAATTAAAAATATCACCTTATAATATCCCAGAACTCAAATGAACACCGTCAGTGCTTCGTCGTGTAAAACTTTGAGTGAATTTCTAAAAACGCACACTGCATCAAAAGGGGACACAATAACAAATACGCGTATTTCAGGCGGCTCTTATAATGTGCCCGACGAAGAATATGACCAGTTTATGCGATTGGTTTACGCCGACGTTATTGCTAAAGACAAAGAAGAAACATTGACGGAAAAACAGAGGGAGACGGGCCCGATTTTAGTTGACATTGATTTGCGGTTCGCGTTTGAAACCGACGCGCGTATTTATACGCTCGACCACATCACCGATTTGGTCGACATTTATTTAGCCGAATTGAAAACGATGTTTCAGTTTGACGCAAATACCAATTTTAATGTGTATATTTTCGAAAAGGAGAGCATCAACAAAGTCGTTGATAAAAACATAGTAAAAGACGGCATTCATATTATATTCGGATTAAACGCCGACCGCCAAGTGCAGTGCGCATTGCGTGACAAAATAGTATCAGCAGTCGGCGACATTTGGAGCGATTTGCCGATTATAAATACGTGGGATGACGTATTCGACGCAGGCATTAGTAAAGGCCACACGAATTGGCAAATGATTGGTTCCCGAAAACCCGCACATCAGCCATATCGTTTAACGCGAACCCTAAATGTGTCATTCGACGTCGACGACGAAGAATTCATCACCAAAACAATCGAATTTGATATGAAAAACATTGTGCAGTTATCCGCGCGTAATCTCAATGCGCCATCGTATTATATTAAAACCGAATTTGCAGCCACGCTTGGCAATGTCGTCGTTCGTCCAAAACACCATCACGTGAATGCGCCATCCATATTAAATATCAAATCGCAAGCTGAATTGGACGCAGCGGTCAATCATTTTCTCGATACCATCCCAATATTAGAATATGAACTCAAAGAATCATACGAATACACGATGACGCTGCCTGTCAGTTATTATGGCGAGGGGTCGTTTTCGAAATGGATACGCGTCGGTTGGGCGCTGCGCAATATAAACGACAAGTTGTTTATTGCGTGGTTGGCGTTCAGCGCACAGGCGGCGTCCTTCAAATTCACAGACGTCCACGATTTATATAGTAAATGGACAACGTTCGATATGAATAATACAAACGGACTAACGAATCGGTCACTGATGCATTGGTCGAAATGCGATGCATATGACAAATATAAAGACGTCAAGGCGAATAGCATTGATTCGTATATTAACAAAACCCTCGAAATTATGAATATGAAATCAACCCACGTCTGCGGTTGCGGCGACTACGACATTGCAAATGTATTATATCAATTATATAAAGACGATTACGTTTGTGTTAGCGTTAAATCCAATATATGGTATCGATATAAAGACAATCGCTGGATTGAAAACGACAATGGAACGGGGTTGCGTAAATCGATTTCGACGACCCTGCGGGATTTATATCATAAAAAAGCGATACAAATTTCAAATAAACATAGCAATTTGGACGTCGACGATACGACGCGCGCGCCAATGGAAGCCGCGTCCAAGCATATATTGAAAATATGTGAGAACTTCGCGAATACATCGGCGAAGAAAAACATAATGATCGAAGCCAAAGACCTGTTTTACGACCCGCATTTCTTCGAGAAACTCGATGCGAATCCCTATTTATTATGTTTCAAGAATGGCGTCATCGATTTCAAAGAAAAGGTATTCCGTCGGGGATATCCCGAAGATTATTTGTCGAAATGCACTAATATTAATTATATACCAAACGTGGAGTCTGGCGTCAAATCCGAAATCGAAGATTTTATGCGGAAATTATTCCCAATGCCTGAATTATGTCAATATATGTGGGAACATCTGGCATCGACTCTTATCGGCACGTCGGCTGACCAAACCTTCAATATGTACGTCGGCATTGGACAAAACGGCAAATCCGTTCTCGTCAATCTAATGGAACAAGTTCTCGGCGAATATAAAGGCGACGTACCTCTGACATTGGTCACTCAAGCACGTACGAAAATCGGCGGATTAACCCCCGAATTAGTCGCACTCAAAGGCGTGCGTTATGCCGTGATGCAAGAGCCGTCGAAAGGCGACAGAATGAATGAAGGCATTATGAAACAGATTACGAGCGGCCTTGACCCCATTACGTGCCGCGCTCCATATATGGTTCAATCGTTGACGTATATTCCGCAATTCAAATTGGTGGTGTGTGCGAACGAATTGATGGAAATCAAGGCGCAAGACCACGGGACGTGGCGTCGTATTCGCGTGCCTGAATTTATGTCGCTTTTCACCGATAATCCAATTGAAGGCGACTCCGATAAACCTTATCAATATAAATTGGACAAGAATATCGTGGAGAAATTCGGAAAATGGAAAGAAGGATTCGCCGCAATGTTGGCGGAAATCGCATTTCGAACAAACGGCGTGGTCAAAGAATGCAGTATTGTGACTGCGGCGAGTAATGCGTATAGAGAACGCCAAGATTACATTGCGGAATTCATCCACGACCGCATTATATTGGATGGCGCGGGCTTAATACGAAAGGCCGAACTGAATAGTGAATTCTCCATATGGTACATGAGTACTTATGGAAAGGGCGGACCGTCGCCGAAAGATGTCCACGCATATATGGACAAACGATTCGGTAAATATGAGAAACGTACCGCATGGGTTGGTGCTAAATTCAAATACGATGACGGTAACGTATCGGATGATGAAATCGAATTATAATTGGTATATAGTAGCAGTTATGATTGAATATAAATAAAGAAGCACGTCGTACATATAATATAATATCGGATTTACAATGTAAGGATAGACGAAAATATAAAGAATTAATCCTGCCTTTATATAATTATTTTTTGACGATTTATATATATAATAAAGAGATACGACCGCGACAATATAATACAAAATGAATAAATAATAATATAATGTTGACATTAACGTTACCGATTGTCCCTTGTAATAGGATTGTTTGTCGTCGATTGAATATATACTTACTAAATTGTCG